TGCTTGAAGTAAAAAACCCTAAGCTGCCGTTCTTCTTGGGGACTGGGCCATATCTCCCACTGCATATTCTCGTTGGCGTTCGTTCCGCGATTAGCCAACATCTGCGGATATCCAGTGGATACTCGCTGCGGGTCGATGCGATTGATCTCAGTAATCGGTACGTCAATCCGCAACGGTGGAATACCTTGTGATTGATCGACTACCGCGCTCAACATCTTGATATCTGGCGCAATCGTGTAATACATCTGACGGATCGTATAGCCGACCCCAGACTGAGCGGAGGCTTTCCATTCCATGCTCAAGATTGCCTGAGTGGATGAAACTACTGCCTCAATCGTAAAGATTGGAAACGTACTTCCGCACCGGATCTGTCTTCCGGCAAAAGAACTAGAAGTGACAGTGCAACCAGCCGAATGAGCATAGTTGAAGATTGCGGTAAACGAAGTTGGGCCAACGTAAATCACTGAAACAATTTCAGGAGTTCCGCCAGCATCAACGTACAAATAGCTATCAGCCGTTATACCTGACATAGATGCCGGGGTTACGGACTGAAATCCTGATCTAATTACGCCGGTAGAAATGGTCGTGTTTACTACGTTATTCACGGGCCAAGTTGTCCCGACCCCCGTGATAGTCCGGCTGTTTTGAGCAAAACTGACAGTACCGGTACTATACGGAGGAGGGATGTAAAGGATCGTCTCTTCAAAATTACCCGACCATGACGGTTGTCGGTCAAGGATTAAGCGGATCCTGTCGTTGATAAAATCCTGCGCCACCGTAGGCGGAAGATTGGGCTTGATGGCCCGGATGCGCCCAACTAACTCACCCAGTGATGTGGTGTACTGCTGCTGAATAGGCATAGTGTTCTAGTTGGGGCGGGAGGGTTTTCCCTCCCGGTTTATTAAAAGCTGTACCAGCTACCAGCAGTGGCGCTCGTGGCTTTGCTGATACAGGTGGCGGCAGCGTTCTGAGCAATCGTAGCCGAGGAGGCGTACTTGCCAAGAATACTGTCACCGGATGCGGCAGCAAGAACAAGAGTCTGCGCGGCAAGGTTAAGGATTTGCAGCCGCTGACTGTCGCCGATGCCGAGTCCACCGTAAGCAGGGACAGCAATCAACGGAAGCGTGATGGTGGCCGCAGCAGCTGCGGAGACAGTCAGAACGTCAGGAGGAGCAGTGTTCGGCGAAGAACCAGTGATGTTGTAGCCGAGAGTGACGCCAGCGGTTACGTTAGTTACGCCAGCTTGGAGTGCGCGATTACCTAGCATGTGTTTTTCCTTTAAGAGTAGAAGTCTTTGTTAGAGAAGGGGGCACGAGGCCCCCTTCATCTCGGTTAAGCGAGGTCGGTACCGACAAGCTTGAAGCTGGTACGGGGGCTGGGGACAACGAGGTTACCAGCGAACATGAACTGACCGCTCACGTCGATGGTGTTCTGCGCTTCCTTGAAGCCGGTGAACCCAAACTGGAACTTCTTGTTTGCGGAAACGTAAAGCTCCATGTAATTGCTGTTCAATCCGAGGATCACTCCGTAGGTAGAACCGGCAACGTCGTTGAGGTACTTCGAGATGGTAACGTCGGCGGCGTTAAACTGGAAGCTCTGGATACCGACCTTAGCAAGGTCGCTATCAGCTCGCATATAACGCTGGTTGCTGATCGTCGCGTTCCAGATCTTGTTGTACGCACCCTGGGTACAGACAAGCAAGTCGGGCTGGTCGGCACCAAACCAAGAGAACCCGTAAGCGGCGTTTACGACGTTAAGCGAGAAAGAACTAACGTCTCGATTCGTGTAGGAGTTGATGCCGTTAACCTGGGAGTAGGTCGTGGCAGCACCAGACGAGGGACCCGCAACGATGTCGGCACGGGTAATGCCTCCAACCGCAGCAAAGGACCGGCGAACGTCCGTCAAGGAAGTGTAAGTCGCGTTCGTGCTACCGTCATCAATCCACGCCATGAGGCCGTCGAGAGACTTCGTGCCAGACAAAACACCCTGACCGTCTTGATAGACAGTCGTGCCAAGGAGCTTCGCCATCGTGAGAGAAGCATTAGCCATCTTGCTCTCAACGAGCGAGAAAGCCGCCTCGGGGCCACGGTTCAGGACGTCGTCCGTGCCGAGCAGGGTCACGTTGACATAGCCGAACTTCATGTTCACGCTAAAAGCCGTGTCGGTCTGCCGGTAGCCGGTGTCGAACTGGTCGCCACGAGCAAAGAAGCCGTTAGCAAGCTCCGAGAACATGATCGGACGCTGAATGAAGAGACCACCCTCAAAGTTGATTTTGTTCTTGCTCATGAGCCGAACAAACAAAGGGTCGTTCTTGAAGATCACGTCAGTCGTTTTGGGAACGATGTGCTGAGTAGTGATCGCGTTGATATCGCTATAAGTAAGTGCCATGATTTCCTCTTAATTTCTCTTGGGAATCAAGAACACTCGCTAGAGAGTTATTCTTTGATTCCAAGTTGCTGTTTCCTATAAGCCTGTGCCGCAATTTGCGCCAGGGTTCCATCGCCTAGGCTTGCCTTTTCCGCCGCATCCGGCTGACCAACCGATCTAATCCGGGCTTCAAGATGCCCCGCAATCGAATCGCCTTGGTCAATCGGCAGACCTCCCGAATTGGGAAGCTGCGATAGAACCTCTTGCCTTGCCTTTTCACGTTCTTCGCCTCGGATACGCTCGATTTTTTCCTCAAGCTGCTTTTCACCCCGCGTTTTCCGTTCATCTAGAACGTAGCGGTCGTAAGCGGCATCAAGATCGTTCGTCCCGTATTCACCTAGCTTGGAGATAAACTCCCGAACCCGCAGTGGTTTACCAAATTCAGAATAATGCTCGGATGTTTTCTCAGCAATTACCGCAGAGAAATAAGCGGAGCCTTGGAAGCTCTTATCAATCTCTTGAGCCTTGCTGTTGATGGCCGAATCAAAATCAGTTCTGGTCATCACACCGCGTTCATTCAGGAAACCTTCAGTAAAGCCTTTAATCTCTTCAAATGTCATATCCGTATTAACCTGTGATTCTAATGCCTGAGCCTTGTTTCGCCAGAAGATTTCCATCTTTGGCGCTTCGTTATCAGCGTCCCAATTGTCAGCCGCCCATTTATTCCACGCTTCGACCTTTTTCTCCGTATCACGGAAAGAATCCAGCTTTCGCGAATAATCAGCCTGCCTGAGCCATCCATTCTTAATTTCTGGATATTTACTTGCGAGATCCCCTAACGCTTCACGATCACTCGAATCTCCAACTAGGCCATTCAAAATATCATCAAAACTATTTACTGCCATACTTCCTTCAATCAGCTCCAGCTAACCTACTTTCGTGACCTGTCTTTCAACGCCAGCCCGAATCGGTTGCCTGCTAAATTTCAGGGCCTAAGTGCCAAGTCCCATACCGCCAGGGCCTTCCGCTTGCGGAGGAACCTGAGCGCTCTGCTGCTGTGGACCTTTGTCCTGAATCTCGTTTTGAAGCATAGAGCCAGCCTCTGCCATTTTCTGAACAATAGGCATTAACTCTTTCTTGCTCTGCCCGACGATCTGCGCGATCTTCATAAGAGTAGACGCCATCTCGTCAAGCAATGTCTGTACATATTTCATGGGATCGGCTCCTTCAGGGGAACCACCGCCGCCAATCATATTACGTCCTTGATCTGCATAAGCCGCCATTGGCGGCATCTGCTGCGCCATGACATCCGGTGAAACTGGTGGTACGCCTGAAGTTGGACCCATGTTATATCCTTAAAAGAACTTTTTGCTGCTGATCGACCGCTGTGACATCGGCGTGTTCGCCGATTGATAGCCAAGGATCGGAGCATCGCTCATCTTGATCTGATCGCCAATTACCTGAAACTTCCCGCTACGAACGCCAGCGCCATACTTTTCGCTAGACGGCGTCGTCTGAAGGGGAAGGGCGGTGCCAATGGCCTGAGCCTGCGGTTTAACATACCCTTCGAGAAGGATGTTCTGCGGTTCGGTTTTGACAGCCTGATAAGTGCCAATAATTTGTGCCTTCATCTGGACTCCTTGCCTGTAGAAATAAATACCTATTCAGGCTCTACTATAATTCTCAAACACACTGAGGCTCTATAGCAAAGAAAATCTTTTACAATCCTAATTTGTATTTCGACATGAGATAACTGCGAACCAGACCAGAGCGAACAATGTCTTCAATGCTAAAGGTAACACAGTTAAATTCAGGCATATCTAATACGATCTTTTCAAACAACGGTAATCCGGTCTGGTTCTTTCCGGTCAAAAGATCATTTTGCTTTACGTCTCCGCAGATAATTACCCGGCAACCAGGGCCAACGCGAGTAATTACGGTATCAAGCTCCTGCAATGTGCAATTTTGCGCCTCGTCAAGGACTATCGCGGCGTTCTTGTAGGTAACGCCCCGCAAATAGCTGGTAGACAGCATATTTATATAGCCTTTCTTGCACAAAATTGACCAAGCATCATCGCGGCAAAAAAGTTCGTTAACGATTTGCTGATACGGATCTTCGTACGCGGCCAGCTTCTCTTTCAACGTCCCAGGTAAGAACCCTATGTCTCGACTAGGGACAGTGCTTCGTACGATGTTTACAACCGAAAACTTTCCCTCTACTAGGTCTTTAATAGCCAAGTACAACGCTAGGAAAGTCTTGCCGGTCCCCGCCATCCCGGTAAGCATCAAATGCTTACCTTGGCTATATGAATCAAAAACTCTTGATTGATTATCAGTTAAAGGCTTTACGTTCTTTAGCGAGAATCCGCTTTCTATGGTTTTAGCCTTGACTACCGTTTTACGGGGCAAAAATGTCTCCTGTTATCCGGGCATCGGTGCGGAAGGGCCGTTTTGTTCGGAAACTGAACGAGGCGCTCTAGCACCTGACTGTATCTGGACTTGAGCCTGCGCCTCTTCCACCAGTTCCGCAAGAATCTGATCCGCTCTTTCTGGATCAATTTCCAGTCTGCGGTATAACTCCCTACGCGATATCAAGCCGCGAGCGGCAAGACTGACCGCTTCCATTTTCTCGCGATCTTTTGCACCAGAATGCAACGATCCGGGCTTTACGTTCATCGAGAACAAAGACCAGAAGGATTCGCGACGGGTCTTATCCATATCGCTTGCGTTACCTGGGTAGAGCTTGCCTGGATCGTAGGTAAAGTCTTCCCAGCTTAGCCCGTTTTCTCCCAACATCTTTAAGCGTTGCGTGGCGGTATAGAACTGAATTACGTTAGAAACTGCCTGCGTACCGCATCGCTGCAAGAACGATTCCAGATATCGCTCTTCGCGCCGGAGAGGAGTCTGAAGCGTATCGCGCATCTGGTCAATCGTATCACCAGACGGAATCTGATTTTTACCCGCCAACTTGGACATATCCATGATTCCGCTCATCTTGTCGAACTCCGGCATGATTATGCCCTGGAGGAGTGCGATAACGTATTGCGGGATCATCGGGATCTGCCCGTACCCAATATCAGACGCGATATTGATATTTGGATTAACCTTCAGACGCGCACCCGGCATATCCGAGAGATATTCCCGTAATGCAGCTTCGGATGCAACATTAGATTTGGTGATTAACGTCGGGTTCAGCGCCCGTTTAGACATATCCAGCATACCGGCAGGGATTTCATTGATAGCATCCTGCATCGGCAGCAGCGGTCGGTAGGTGCTTAATCCGTAGAACGACCACGGAATAGGGTTGAGCTTTAGGTCGGCAAACGGATACATCCCGTGCCAGAACGGAGAAGGGCCATCATAAAGCAGCTTGTCGCCGCCAAAGATGATTAGGCGCTTCCGGGGATAGAGGCGCTGTCCTGGCTTTACCATATACCACCAGTTGTGCATGTCTGGCGGAAGAAATGGGTCTCGAACGATTACGTCTTTAGATGATTCATTAATGCTTAAATCATCAATGTAGTATTCTTCCAGCTCTATAGAGCCGTACATCTTCGATCCGTAAACATTAAGGTCTCCGGTTTGGACGCCTACAAGCTTTCGGAAAGACGAAGACATCTGGCTCCATGTATACTCTGGTACATGCGCGGGACGAGAGTATTTGTCCTGCGGTTTTGAATCTGAGTATTTAGCCTGATCCTCAATCCCATGAGAGCTAATAGGGAACACCTTCTTGAAGTACGAGATCGGCTTATGCGTTCGGTACAAGACGGCTGCTGAGTCTTGAAGGCTTGTTTTACTGGGCTGAATCGGGATCACGTTATCCGGCCCCAGCGGAACAACACGCATTGACCCTGGAGATGATCCACCGATTCTCCAATAGCCAATGCCGTGAAGCATTGCGATATCCACAAGATCTACGAGAGCATCGGACATATTCTGCCGCTGCCACTCTGCGCGGATCACGTTAGCAATCACTTCCGCTGGCTCGTCATATGCCGCTACATTTGTCGTTACGTCAATCGTTGGGCGGGTATCGGTAAGTAGCGACAGTCTTTCGCGGCGAATGAGTTCTAGTTTATTGTCGACATACCGACTCTTGTACCGAGGACGGCGAGCGTCCCACTGGGCACCTTCTAGATATCGAATATACTTATCAATATTCGGATACTCTACAGAGTTCCGATAGGAAAGCATGGCCTGTTCGCGAGTACCGTCACGCCACTCTTTGATCTTTCGTCGATAATCGGCCCTATACTCAGGCGTTTCACCTAATTTAGAGAGGGATGGCGAATGCGGTAGTCTTTCCATGGCTTAAATCCACTGTCCTTTTTCCCCACTTGTGTTCTTTTTAGTGAGACCGTTTTCATCAGCAGTACAGGACGCAGGTAGATCGTTTGGGTCGTAATAACCGTATCGCTTGGCGAAATCTTTCTGTTCCTTTCGGGTGCGAATGAAATGCTTGACTGGCGTTCCACCCTCGTCCCGAGCATGCGCCCAATGACCTTCAGTGTTTTGGCCTAAATATTGACCTACGTCCTTGGCCCAAACAATAGCCGGAGCGGACAAATACCGCTCCACTTCTTTACTGCATTTAGGGCAAGAAGGATTCGGGTCAGTCCAACGCTTTACAAAGAACTCAAAAAGAGAACCGTGCGCCGCGCACAACTCGTTATTGCAAGTTCCTTCGTAGATTGGCATTTACGATTTTGCCCCAACTAAACTGGAAAGCAAAGAACAGATACTGCTAGAGCTATCAAGCGGCTTTCCGTATTCCTTTTCAATTTCCTTAATCCGTTCCAGATTAAAAGGAATCCACCGGATATCGCCAGAGATACCGTAAAGCCATCCGTTAGCCATAATATGACCCCAGCAGTTATTCAGCCACTGATCAATCGTAACGCCGATCACATTGGCCGAATCTTTGATATTCACTACCAAAGCCGGGTCAATCTTGATACGGAACTCCCCCTCCTCCTCACTTGCTGAAAGTGGACGGTTGGTGATTGCGCTCACGACATCAGAAGAAGAAGTCACTTCATCGCCAAGGGCCTCGCTAATAGCCTGGACGTCCTCTTCGGAGAGCATCAAGCCACCACTAGCATAAGCAGATAGGTAGTTCCCTACGCATTTCGATAGATATTCTTCAACGGACTCGCCAGAAACCGATTCAAAGACCTTATAAGCTTCTTTCGGGATCGAGAAAATCAAATTCAAATCAACATTTGCTGGTTCAACACTCTTCGCCATAACTATATATTAGCCTCTTTCAAAGTTAAATAGATAACAATTTACAGAACGTGGTAGTCCTTGATATGCCAGTCTCGATCCTCTCCGTAGGATGAATGCTCACCTTCTGGCTTCGGATCAAAGTCTCGCAGGTCATTTCTTGGGTCTTGTTCTTTCGAGATTGGAACGTGTAGGTTTCTATCGGCCTTGATAAACATGGACTGACAGAACGGGCAGTTCTTGATGTTCCCAGGAGCTTCGCTTCCCCACAACTTCTTACAACGAGTGCAGGACATCTTGTAATCACAAGTATCGGGTTCCTTCTCGATTTTACTGGGGACAATTCCGTAATTATCCTCGTAATCACCCTCGTGCGCCGTGAACAGGCAGATGATTGCCGCTATCACGATGTCGTCATTAAAGCCGCCCTGAGCGCCAGTGGAGCGACTCCCCTCAATACTAGTAAATACCTTTATCTCGTCAAGGAAACGAGGGTCTTTAGCGATAAAGATGCCTTCCCTAAGCCAGCGATCAGCCGTCACGATGAGCTTTGGCTTTGTGTTTTGCAACGTTAGCCAGTGCGGTGATCCGGTGCTATTCTTGCGCCTATAGCAATTTGGGTAGGATAGGTTCATCAACAGTTGGTCAGCGGTTGAATTTCCTGGGGTATTGTATTCAACGGCGATCTCTGCCTCGTTATACCATTTACCAAGTTTTGCCAGCTCGTACGCAAATGCTAACGGGTCGATCATATTACTGCGAAAAGTCGCAACGTGAACATCCTCGCTTCCTGTTTTTCCGATTCTGTTCACCCAGGCAACCGAATAGTCTTTCCCCTTACCGTAGCCAATATCTACTCCGATCTGATATCTGGCGTTAGTAAGCGGCTTTTCCCAAACCCAGAGATGCAGGTCTTCGCCCTCGTGAAACATAGAGCAGCCCTCTAGGTGGCACTGCCGCTTGAAATCGTTTTCGTTGTATCCGTGAAAGAATCCGTGCCGGTCAAAGAAACCCTTTATCGGCTTACTGGCTTTCTCGACGTAGTATTCCACGTTCTCAATTGCCTTTTCACTAAAAACCTGCTCACCCTTGGCAATAAAAGCCTCTTCGGCGGTCAATGCAAGCTCTTGCCTGATTGACTTCGTATTGCTAGCGTTCATCTTTTCATTAACGATGAAATAGATCTGGCTGTCAGTCAGGTTGTACGGATTCAGCGTTCCAGAACCACAAGACGGACAAAGCTTGCCATCAATTGTTTCTGGTCCGTTCTTCCGGTTAAAATACCTTCCGCAGACAGCGTTACTGCATCTTGCCCAGTTTGCGTGAACTACTTCACGCATTCGGCCTTCTTCTTCCCCTACTCGCCAGCCGGACGGAGGGGCCAGTACGCGCTTCTTCTCGAAGAAATACGGCAGAAAAACTGCTTCCCAGTCTGCTTTATCACCTAGGTTTACGCACTTCTTGTAAAAGGCATGACTCTCCGTTCCAGCACCTTTTGCGGTGGACTCCAAAATAGCAATAGTTTCCGGGCTGTTTACCAGTGCGTATTTAAGGTCCTCTTCCAGTGTCCCTTGGAGATCGCTCCACGAGGTAAACTCTGATCCATGAAACGCATTAAGCCGGTATCCTTGGCCTAGACCGCCTTTTCGGTTCGCCCATTGAACTCGAATCAAGGAGTTGAGCCCCAAGCCGCCCTCTTTAGCGGGTACGTCCAAAACGATACCAGTATCTAGCTTGAATGAGCTATTCTTTGGGCGCAGCCACCATGGAAGTTGCCGATAGATAGGCGAAAGATAGCTATTAAACAGATTCTGCGACTGATCTTCGTCTTCTGATACGATCATGCCTCGCCGGTTTGAGCGAAACATACAAACCCAAGCAATAATACCGCAGCCAAGAAGAGAAAGACCAAGCTGACGGGCCTTAATCAAGCAGATCCGCTGCGGCTTACCGCGCTTTTTCATGTCTTCCAGCTTTTGCAGGACAAGCTCTTGGCCGTCCCAAAGCTCAAATAATCGGTCGTTACCTTCTTTATCAGATATCCAGAAGTAGTTCCTGGCGGCGTATCGGAAGTCAGATCGACACTTCTCAAGCTCTGCCGCGATCAAGCGCAACTCATCTTTATTCAGTAACTTAAACCGATCTTCTTCAGGTACCTTCTCAAACTTCCCAGTTTCTAGGTATTCGACAAGATCCCATATTTCATTGTTTCTAGTTCGGGACCGTAATTCCCTGGGGGGTATGATCATTGTTTTTTCATTTCAATATTCTTTCCGCCAGCGCGAGCCTCACTCAAAGCAATCGCAATGGCTTGCTTGGGATTCTTTACTACCGGACCCTTCTTGGAGCCGGAGCGCAAATCACCCTCTTTGAACTCTTCCATGACCTTCTTAATCTTCTTGGCTTTCTTATCCATGCTCTTCACCTTTTGGGATATCTACGAACTCGGCTTCTACGATATCAGCTTTATCTCTAGCGGATGCGTCCCTTGCTTCCATCTGCTTAATCAGGGACTCAAGAGACACGCTTCCACCGTTGTTTACGGTGGTATTACCATTATGGGTCAGGATGTTCTGGGTGATATTGATGCCGCCAGCAGCTTTTAGACCGAGTATTTCTGCTGCCAACTCCATTACCTTGATGTTCGGGGTATCCGCATCGAGGTGATGGATTATCGAGTTTCTTAACTTTTCGTAATAATCTGGAGCGTCAGAAATCAGTCGATCCTTGATCCATTTATCAAAGTCTTGAACCGTGGGAGCAGCAATCTCGCTTTTATCCCTGACAATAATCTCAAGGGAATCTATATTCTTAACCTGCTTTTGTTTCATTTTGATACTTTTCGCTGATTGCGTCGATAGCAGAGATCATGAATTGACGGCCATCCTTCAATCTCTGTATCGCCTCAATCTGCATTGTATCAAGGCAGTGATTCTCGTGGGCGCATTTTGCTAGATTATCGCCACCGGTAAAACGTGACTCTATCCATTTAGTGATTTTCAGCATGGTCAAATACCTTTCTTTCAATCCTTTCTAGTGCTTGGACTATATTCTTGGTGGACTCGAACATGGATCTACTGGCAAGAATTGATTCTTTGATTAACTCTTCCCGCTTCTCTCTTTCTGCGGTAAGCTGCGCGTCTTTTGACCGAGCAAGCTCCCAGAGTGTTCTTACCGCGTAAAGCAAAGCAAGAATAAGCGCGGTGCTTCCACCGGCCTCAATGACTGTCCTAATTATGCTTAAATCACTAGCTGAAGCCGACTGCATGTTATTTCTTTTGTTTACTTGCAGTGGAAGCAGCAGCCTTTGGCTGCTTGGAGAACTGCTTGCCTTTGGCCGTATCCTCGCGTTTCTTGCGAGAAGAAGCAGCGTACTCCTTAGCAGGCATCGCCTTAATTGTTTTCTTCGGCAAGTAGCGTTCGCCAGTTGCCTTAGGACCTTGGGTGGACGGCTTGCCGCTTTTTGTCGTCCACTCCTGTTTAGTCCAAGTTGAAAGAGACTTTTGAGGTGCCGCCTTAGCGCCCTTGTATCCGCCGCCAGCCTTCTTATATCGTTGAGCAACGATCTGGCTCTTACGAGCACTCCACTCACCCGGCTTTCCGCCTTGATCGCTAGCCTTTACAGAGGCAACGATCTTAGCGCGTAATCCGGGCTTTGTATAGTTCTTGGCGACGTTTACAGCCATGCTATTTTCCTTTCTTTCCCTTACCCTTATCTTTCGACAAGTTCTTCAGGTTTTCAATGAGCTGCTCTTTCTTGCTCATCTTGCCAGGAGCTTCGGCGACCTTAGCCATTTTCTTGGCCGGGACCTTCTCATCATCTTTTACGCCCATTGCCTTTTTAGGCGCAGCGGGACTCTTCATTACTTCTTTGATAAACTTCTTTTTCTTCTTTTCCATGCTAGTACTTTTTAACCTTTTGGCTCTTTGGAGGAGCCTTCTTCGACCCTGATGGGCCTGCCCATAAAACTTTTCTCGACCAATAATTGGCCGATAGCTTTGAGTCCTTACCTTTAATGCCGCCGCTGCGAGCGAGATAACTTTTTCGTGCCGCTTCGGAATAATTATGCCCCATCGTGGCATCGCCAAAATGGACCAGCTTTACGGTGTCGCCTTCCTTGGCGAGAACCATCTTCTTTTTGCCGGGGCGATCCGACTTTATTGGCTTGTTATATCCAGGAAACCGTTTCCCGCTATATTCAATACCGCTTCCGGCTTTCTTGGCGTCACCTGATTTTTTCTCTGCCATATTTTGCCTAATAACTTGGATACCACTTTGCAGTACCGCTGTCGTAGAACATCGTTAGCGCCTTACCGACAACAGCTGTAGTAGAAATAGAAATGTTTCCAGACGTATTAGTAGACCAAAGGCCATCCGGCACAAGCGTCAATAAGCCTCCAAGGCTTGATCCAGAAAAGGCAGAAGGAACAGCAATGGTGGAAATCGCAGTCACGCCAGTAACGTGCGTAACTGGCTTAGTGGGAGCAATCGTAGCCGAAGATGCAATAGCGGTTCCCACCTCAAGTGCAGATCCAGCACCTTGGACATAAGTGACCATCTGAGCCGTTAGGATAATAGATGGAGAGTCTGGCCGAGTTGGATTTGTTTGGGCATCAATATGCTTAAGCGAAGAGTTGACGTCGCTGGAGTGCCAGTAAAATTGAACGTAGTCGTTAGAATTTACGGAGACAAGAAAGTTCCACGCCGCAATCAGTTTACCGTTATTACCGATCAAGGTGGCAAAACTATTCGTATAGGGGATATTGGTCCCGTTCTTCTTGATCCATATATCAACGTCGTCGTTACCACTATCGGTCTTTACGAACTGCGCCGAGAACTGAATATTGTACACACCAGCATTTGTGAATGTAAGCTTACTTCCATCTACTATAGCTATGCCGTTACTTTCTGGATCAGAAGAATTGACAGTGATTAAGTTTGCCGCTGTCGATCCCGCGCTAAACTGATCGCTAGTATCGTAAAAAGAACCCCAATATCCAATTGAGCCAGTTAACGCGGCAGCAGGAGACCAAGCGCCATCGGCCCGAAGGAAATTACTAGTTCCTCCACCAGAAGAAGGAACAATTCCGGTGCTAGTAGCTGTAAATTGCACTGGAAAGCAATCCAGTTTTTGAGTGGTTGGGTTAAATACCAAGCGGGAACACTGCCCCCAGATGGACGGCAAAAGTACAAAAAAGATTAAAAACAGCTTAATTGTACGCATAGGAAGCTCTGGTCGCGCATGAGTTCCTGGTTGCCGTAACGCCCTCCGCCCAAGAGGTCCTATCTACATAGGTCGTCGTGTAGAAATTACGCTGAATCGACCAGACGGATGCGTTTACGCGAGGAGATTCAGTATTCAATTGCATGGCGGGATTAGTCCCTCCGCTATATGTTGCATCCGTTACGTTTGCAGTGGCGATAGTGAAAGTAGTACTCGTAGGGGCGGTTACAATCACATACGTCCCGTTAAGGTCAGTATCAGTAGTCACGCCAACGATATTTACGCGATTACCAACCAGCAATCCGTGATCCGCAGCCGTGGTAACAGTTGCAACATTAGAGGCGTCAACAATTGACGTCAGAACAGGCGATCCATTGGCTGCATACCAAACGTAAACCGGCTGATCGGAAAGCGCCTTACAAATGTACTCCACATTATTTGATCCGTCCCGATAGAACAACGAGGTATATGGAGTGGTCGGCGGAGCAATCGAGAGCGTAAGCTCAGGCGAGGTCTGTGCATGCAGACCAATCAGTGAAAAGAATAAAATAGTTAGGGTACGCATCCTGATTAAATTATATGGGAGGCGTACCCTAAAAAGCTATTTTTTATTCTAGACTGATGCGCTAAAGCCAGCCATTGAAGCAATATCCGAAGGCACGGAACGCAATGGGACAGTCGAGTTGGAGACAGGCTTATCCCGGCGGCGTAGCGTAGAATCAACCGACTTTCGCACCTCGTCAATTACCAGTTCCAGGTTTGGCTGATCAATGTCTAGCGAGAAGAAATAGTTCTGCTTGAATTGAGGATCCTTTACCGCTTGCCAAACCACGCCAACTCCCTTCATCCCGCTAGGATCCTTTACTAGAGAGAATCTGAATTCCAAATCCTCCGACCATCCCTCTGGGCGGGTAGTAAACGACATGTCGTGCTTGCTCAGGAGAGAATAAAGCTCGTCCGTTTTCCATGCAGAGCTACGCTTCGGAGAAACTGACCTGCCAATATCTACAATCTTTGCCTGTTTCACTGGAGCGACCACGATAGGGGGAGGCTCCGGGGTGGCTCGTTCTTCCACTGGAGAGATATCGCAAGCAATATCCAGGTAATCAGTGACTAGATCTGCCGTGTCTTCAATCGACAAATTCTTTTGTTTGGCTTTCATCAAAGCCTTAATCAATACACTTTTCATTCTTCCCT